GCCAGCAGGCGGCGCTCGACCTAAGCACGCACGGCCTTGACCCACTTCTCGATCATGTCCGCGTTGGCCATGATGCGCGCCAGATCGCGCTCGTCCGCCGGCTCGGGCACCACGGTGTCAAAGTCGTCCATGATCTTGCTGGTAATGGCTGGGCAGGTTGCCTTGGCCCTGCACCACTGGCAACCCTTTGCGGAAGGCACCAGCGGGGCATCCGGCTGCCGGGTCAGCTCCGCCGAGAGCTGCACCTCCTCTATGAACTCATTCAGCTCGGTTACGGGAATGGCCCACTCGGGCATGGCGTTCAGGCGGGGCTGCACGATCATCATGCGCACACGCTTGAAGTCGTAGGCCAGCTCGTGCTCCACGTAGGCCGCAGCCGCGTACATCATGAGCTGCGGGTTCTCCTCGGCGTCCACCGCGACACCCCGGCCGAACTTGGCGTCAATGACGATCAGCTCGTCCATGGTCATGATGACGGCATCGGCGGTGCCGTGGGCATCCTCCTCGCCGGTCATGTGCCAGATGGACAGCCGCTGCTCGATCAGCAACTCGCCGCCGGTGGCCACGACAATGTCGCGCACCGTGTCCACGTAGGTCTGGATCGCCTGCGCCTGCTCGGCCTGCAGGATCAGCCCGGTCTCGGGGTCGGTCACGCCGACGTACCCGGCCGCGTCGGTGCCCCGGGTCAGGCAGTGCGCTGACACGGTGTGCATCATCGTGCCCTCCAACGAGGCGTCGGAGCTGGTGTCGGGTATGCCCTCGCACATCCGCACCGAGCCGGGGCAGGACATCCAGCGCACGGCCGAGCTGGGGGATAGCTGGGCGTGTGCGCTCATGCTGCCAGCTCTTCCAAGAAGGCCGCGTAGTCCTCGACCTTGAGCTGTGGGCCCTTGGCCGCGCCGAACTTGGCCAGCGCCGCGATGACCTTAGCCTTGTCGACCTTGAACGTGCTGGTGATGGCTGCGGCTACCTGCGCATACTCAATACCAGCGGTCGTCGCTGGCGTAGAGGTTGTCTCCGAAATTGCGGTCACGGGCGGGACGGAAGGCTTTTCCTCGGAGGTAGTCGGGGTGTCGCGCTTCAGTACGGCCTTTGGGACGGGGGGTGCCTCTTGCTGGGCTGCGGGCCGGAAGCCCTCCAGTGCGCGGATCAGGTCCTTCATCGTCTCGGTGTTGCGCTCAAGCGCTTGCTCTAGGCTCATGTGTGTATCTCCATAAAGCCACAACGGGATTGTTGTGGGCAAGCGGATGGTACACCACTTTTCTGGCCGGTTTGTAACTTTTTAAAAATATTTTGTTGTGGGTACAAGTTTTTGTTGTACTATCGGGTTTCCCTTAACTTTTTGGAGATACACACATGAACTGGAACCCCTACAAACGCATCGCCGACCTTGAGCGCCGCGTCGAACACATGCACCATGAGATGCTGCACATGGTGGCAAGCACCAGTGCGCGCGTGCGCATGATGGAACAGAAAATGGGCCGCAACACCGTGCTGGCCGATTTCAAGGACGAGACCGTGCAAACGCCCGGCGGCCTGCCTCCCGCGCTGCTGACCCTTGAGCAGACCCAAGCCCTGATCGACAAGCGCGTGCGCCAGAACGCTGCCGCCCGGAAGTCCTACGCCAAGAAGAAGCGGCTGGAAGCCAAGGCAGCGGCGGTGCAGTCATGAGATACATCGCCGACCTGTTCGCGCTGGTGGGGCTGGTCTCCACCATCATCGTGGTGGGGTTTTATTTTGGCTACGCTACCTACCATCCGCCGTGCCGCACCGTGGCATCCATGTTTACCAAGGAGTGCAAATGATTTCCATGATTAAACGCCTGTTGGCTGCACCGTCCCCGCTTGAGTTGGCCGCGCGGGAGCTGGTGCAGGCACAGCGGTCCAAGCTGGAGGCCGAGTCTGCATTGGACTATGCGTACAGCATGGTTATGTACAACGACGAACGAATCGAACGATTGGTGCGACGACTTAAAGAAATGAAGGAGCAAGCATGAAAGAAGAAACAAACCCCACATGGAAAGAAGTACATGGCGGCTTTTCCAAGGACATGACCATGCGTGACTACTACGCTGGGCTGGCTATGCAGGGGATGTTTGCAAACCCCGAAGACATACACAGAGCCGAGGAAGAAACTTACGAAGAGTATGTTGCAGAAATTGCACGATGTGCGTACCAAATGGCAGACGCAATGCTGAAAGCGAGAGAAAAATGAACGACGACGATACAGACAGCAGTGGTGATTTCTTCATCGACCTCATGAAGACGGCCATCGCCATATTTTTCTTTTGCTTGTTCGTGGCGACCATCGGCACCGTTGTGTGGGGGTTAGTAGCATGATCCAGACCATCTTCATACCGATCTTGTACATCTGCATGAATGGCCACTGCGAGTTCATGCAAGCGCAAACTTGGTACAAAAGCGAACAGCAATGCCGTGCCGCATTGGACGAGCAGAAAGACAACCTGCGCAAGATGGCCTCGAAGGGCAACCAGACGGTCACCCAGCTCGAAGGCACTTGCATCACACTACGAAACGGAATGCTATGAAAACACCTGAAGACGAAGCGTTTGAGGACATTGAGCGCAGACAAGGCGGTGGCTATCAAGCCAAGCGGCAAATGGCTGCGGACAAGTTGTACCACTCAACAGAGGCTCGTTGGTGCGAGAATTTTGTGGAGGTCAAACACCCGCACATAGAGAATGAAATCGTCAGGTTTTATTTTACGCAGCCAGTGCAGGAGCCTGACGCCTTGACCATTGCATATCAGTCCGGCTACTACGACGGCAAGAAGGCTGCACTGGCCACGCGTGAGTGGAACTTTTGCGAACGCTGCGGCAAGCGCACAAAAGATATGTTCACCATCCACACCTGCACACCACCACAGGGGGACGCATGATCTGCCCCACCTGCAACGCGTGGACCCGCACGCTGGAGACGCGAGAGAAGCCCGGGCACACCACCTACCGCCGGTACGAGTGCGCTAACCTACACCGTTTCACGACACTGGAGCAGGCAGTACAACTGAAGCCGGGCCCTAAACCGAAAGCAAAACAATGAGCACAGAACTGAAATCAGGCATCGAGCAGGCCGTGGCGGCCGCAGGGTCGCAGGCCAAGCTGGCCGACATGCTGGGCTGCACGCAGCAGAACGTGTCGTTCTGGGTACGCCAAGGCTACGTGCCCGTGGAGCGCATCAGGGAGATCGAGCAGGCCACCGGCGTGCATCGGTCTATACTGATCGACCCTGCGTTGATAGACCTGCTGGCACCGGCGGACCTATAATCGTTTCGGAACACGGCTAGGTGCGAAGTCATGAGCGCACCGAAAAGCGAACTACCCACGCAGCCGTTGTTCACTTTATTTTTGGGTACGTTTGGGTACAAGAATGACACAGACAACGCCAGACCTGCCACCAATCGGGCAGGTATTCAAGCCGCAGCACATCCCGCAGCAGCTCAAGGACATGCGACGCTGGGCCCCGTGGAAGGCCGTGTGGAACGAGATCCGGCAGAAGTACGACAAGATCCCGTACCACCCCGACCACTACGGCCTGAGCACCAAGGACGTCAAGCGCTGGGTTGACTTCGACACCGCCAACAGCTCCCAGCGGCTCAACCCCGGCAAGTACAAGGGCGTGGGCTTCGTGCTCACCGACATCACCGACGTGGTGGGCATCGACCTCGACGACTGCGTGGCAGACGGCAAGATCGCCGAGTGGGCTCACGAGATCATCGACGCCGTGGGCAGCTACACCGAGTTCAGCCCCAGCCGCAAGGGCATCCGCATACTGGCCACCGGCACCTTCCACAGCGACTGGAACAACCACGACGTGGGCATCGAGGTCTACGCTGGCCACGCGCCCCGCTTCCTGACCATCACGGGTGACGTGTCCTACAACCGGCCCGCGCTCATGCGTGAGGCCCCGGCCGAGGTCCTGAGCGCCCTGCACAGCCGCTACGGCCGTGGCCGGGCCACCGCCAACGTGATCCCCATCCAGATGCCCGAGCTGGTCCCGTACGTCCTGCTGCCCGACGTGGAGGACATGGACATACCCGAGGCCACCAAGGACGTCCTGCTGCACGGCCCGGACGATACCGACGACCGGTCGCTGGCCCTGCACCGCACCGGTGTGCAGCTCTACAGCGCGGGCTATAGCGACGCCCAAGTCCTGTCCATACTGGCCAACAGCCAGCCCCTGTTCGACGTGGCCCTGTCCCACCGCCGCAACGACGACGAGCGCGCCCTGCAGTACCTGTGGGTCGAGCACTGCCAGAAGGCCAAGCCCAAGGCCGTCACCAAGGACTCGGTGATGGCCGACTTCCAAGACCTGAGTAGCGACCCCGAGGTGGCCGCCCAGACAAAAAAGTCCGAGGAGGCTAGGGCCAAGGCCGAGGAGCGGTTCAAGCTGGAGACCGCAGCCGAGTTCGCCCAGCGCCGCAAGGCGTCGTGGATCGTCAAGGGCGTGGTGCCCATGGCCACGTTGGGCGTCATCTACGGGGCGTCGGGCTCGGGCAAGTCGTTCTGGCTGTTCGACCTGATGGCCGCCGTGGCCCGCGCGCAGGCCGTGAAGGACACCGCCAACGCCGTGCAGGCCCTGTGGCGTGGCAAGAAGATAAACCCTGCCCGCGTGTGCTGGATCGCCGCTGAGGGCGTGGAGGACATGCGCAAGCGCGTCTTGGGCTACTGCACCCACCAAGGCATACCGCTGGCCGACCTGCCCATGGAGTTCATCGGCGAGGCTCCCAACTTCATGGAGGTCGTGGACGTCAAGGCCGTGATCAAGCAGATACGCGCCCGGGGCAAGTTCTAGGTCATCGTCATCGACACGCTGGCACAGGTCATGGCGGGCGGCAATGAAAACTCAGGCGAGGACATGGGGCAGGTGCTGGCCTACTGCCGCGAGATCACCCGGCTCACGGGCGCGATGGTCGTGCTGGTCCACCACAGCGGCAAGGACGAATCCCGGGGGGCCCGGGGATGGTCAGGGCTACGCGCCGCAGCCGACTTCGAGATGGAGATCATCCGCTCGGACAACGACCGCGTGGCCACGGTCACCAAGATGAAGGGCGGCGAAGACGGCGGCGAGTACGGCTTTAAGCTGGAGACCGTCACGGTCGGCAAGGACGACGACGGCGACATCGAGACGACCTGCGTGGTGGTCTACACCGACAGCAGCCGGGCCTCTGTGGCCGTCACCAAGGGCCCGAGCGGGGCGCGGCACAAATTGATCGTCAAGGAGGCCACGCGGCTCATCGAGCTGGCCGGGTCCGGCGTGACCTTCAGCGAGGTGGTCGAGGTGGTCTGGCCACAGTACCCACGGGGCGACGAGAACAAGCGCGACCAGCGAAAAACCAACGCCGGACGCGACTTGCGGGATGTCATTGCCGCCGGGCATCTGGCCCAGAATGACGCCGGTGTGGTCAGCCTGCCGGTCGTTGGTGGCCCGTAAGATTTTGCGTACATGCAAAAAATTGCTTGCTTCATTGCTTCAAGATTGCTTCAGAAGCCTTCAGAAGCATGGCAGGTTGCTTCATTCGCTTCAAACCCCTTTAGGGGTTGAAGCATGAAGCAGAAGCCTGAAGCCAATTTCGTAATTATTTACAAAAACTATGATGGTGGGATTCACAATAGAAATATTTTACAAATAAACGCTTGTAACATCGAAAAAACGGGTACACTTCATCCCATCGCAACAACGCGATGACACACAAACACACAGGAGTTAAAAATGGCAAAAGCAGCAAAGTTGGTGGTGGAGTTGAACGAAGGCAGCGTGGACCGTCTGGGCATGTTGCTGGCACAGATCGCGGACCTGACCAAGGAAGCCGACGCGATCAAGGACGCGATCAAGCTGTCCGGTGAGTCGCACGAGGGCAGCCTGTTCAAGGCCACGCTGACCAAAGACGGCGACAAGAAAATCTTCGACAAGGAATTTTTCATTGAGCAGCACGGTGCGGCTACATACGACGCCTACACCAAGAACATCAAAGTTGACACCGTCAAAGTTACTTCCCGTTAATTTTTCATCCAAGGAGAACACCATGATCCGTTTCGCAACCGCTTCCGCACAAACTACTTTCCGCTCACAGAGCCCCCTGAGCAACGACCAGATCGCCTACCACGCGCCCAGCGTGATGGCCAGCGAGGCCCACCACTCCCGTGGTGAGCGTTACGCGTTTATTCCGACGATCCAAGTGATCGACGGCCTGCGGGCCGAGGGCTTCGAGCCCTACGAGATCCGTCAGACCAAGACCCGCGACGCGGGCAAGCGTGAGCACACCAAGCACATGGTGCGCATGCGTCACCTCAGCTCGATTGCCACCGCCGAGGAGGTGCCCGAGATCATCCTGCTGAACAGCCATGACGGCAGCTCCAGCTACCAGATCATGTCGGGCGTGTTCCGCTTCGTGTGCTCCAACGGCCTGATCGCCGGGGACATGTTCAACAATGTGCGCGTGCGGCACAGTGGCCGCATCGTGGACGACGTCATCAAGGGCGCGACCCGGGTGCTGGAGGATGCCAAGCAGATCGGCTACCGCATCGCCGACTACAAGGCCATCACGCTGGACCACGACGAGCAGCGCGCGTTCGCCACGGCCGCAGCCCAAGTACGCTGGGGTGACGATGTCCCGGTCACGCCCCACCGCATGCTGACGGCAAACCGCTGGCAGGACAACAAGGCTGACCTGTGGACCACGTTCAACCGCGTGCAGGAGAACATGCTCAAGGGCGGCGTCTCCGGCCGCAGCGCTACCGGCCGTCGCATGACGACCCGCGCGGTGGGCGGCGTCACCGAGAACGTGAAGCTCAACAAGGCGCTGTGGACGCTGGCGGATACGATGGCCGCCCTGAAGCTGGACAAGGCCACCGACCAGTTCGTCGAGGCCCACGAGCACGCGTACCTGTAAACCAACCCGGCTCCCTTCGGGGGGCCACAACCAAGGAGCCAGCATGGCAACAACGAAGAAAGCCCCGGCAAAGCCCGCAGAAGAGGCCACAGACAGCGTCCAGACCTACCGGATGCCCAAGGACGTCGCGGACTGGATCGAGGGCGCTACGGCCCGTATAACGTACCTGACGACGACCGTGGATCGGTTGAAGCAGGAGAACAAGGACCTGCGCATGGCCAACAAGGTCATGGAAGGCCGAGTCATGGGCAATTCACAGGAGTAGGACATGAGCAAACCAGAACTGACACCCCTAGCCCGGCAGATACTCGGGCACAGCGGCGCGATGCCACTCTTCACCCAAAAGGAATTCGACCGGGCGCTGGAGGAGGCCAAGGCCGAGATCATGGCCTTCGCCATCGACGCCGCCCGGCAGGCCGTGGCCATGGAGAACGAGGCGTGCGCGAAACTGGCCGAGGACTGCGTGGACATCGAGATGCTGGCCTACAACATTAGGCACAGGCTATCGAAGCGGGTGCATTGATAGAAATATTTTTTTCCGGGTATGCAAAATGCTGTAACTTTGAGTTATACTAGCGCTGTCTTCAACACACACACACACCGGAGCACACCATGAACAAAGTATTCGACGAGAGCCTAGACCACATCATCCGCAACGACGACGACAAAATCTTCGTCGAGCCCTACGGCACCGACGGCGTCTGGCTGTCGGTCCAAGCCCAGCGCAGCGCTGGCGTCACCAGCGTGGGCACGTCGATGTCCATCGAGACGGCCCGCCAACTGCGCGACGCATTGGACGCGGTACTCGCCGGTGTGGCCCTGCCGGTCTTCACCGTCGAGGCCCTGACTGCGGGCAAGAACCACCACTACACCATCGACGTGCATGCCAAGGACGAGGACGCCGCCATCGACTGCGTGCTCCAGCA